ATTTTAATAATCGTTTCGTATATTGATTGTTTTAACTTAACATTTTCTGTTGCGGGTGCTGTATGTCCCATTGAAGGTAAAGCCATTTTTGAATTCTCCTTAGTTTAGTTTTAAGGATTTTTCCAAAAATGACTATTTCAAATATAGTGTGTTTTGAAATGATTTTCATTTTTTTTCAAAAATTTTTATTTCAAAACGGGGTATTTTGAAATAAATTTGATATTTTTACAAAAAGCGAGACTATAAAAAACATATAAAATAAGTATAAATTAACTATAAAAAAGGTATAATTTAACCATAAAAAAGGAATTAAAATGAGTAGTATATTAAATGCTTACAATGAAACAAGAATACTTCAAGAAAAAAATCCAAACAATGCTGTTGTTATTTCTTATTTAAACTATAAAGGGTATTATCCAAAAATACAAAATGCAGATTTATTGATAATACAAGGTGCATTAAAAGCTATACAACAAAACAATACAAAATTTGAAGATAATGTAAAACTTAAATATGAAAAATGAAATACTTAAAGATAATAAAGAAATTGAAACTTTGCAATGAAGAGTATAACGCCAAATTTGAAAAAATCACAAAACAAAAATAAGGAAAACCAAAATGACAAAAACACAAGCTTTTGTAGATGGTTTTGTAGGTAAGCCTATAAAAAACGAATGCTTTAATTTATGGGATTTAAATGCTATTATAAGAGAAAAACAAGCAAAATTGTATAAAGAGAATATTGAATTTAGAGAGAAACAAATTGAAAAAATCACAAAAACAAAAAACACCTAATACTATAAATAATTGATTCTATAAAAAACAAACCTAAAAATTAATTTACATTTTCTTTATCTTTTCCTATTAATATTAAGAAATAGTTTGAAGATTGAAGCAATTGTAATAAAATTAAGGGATAAACCCTTAATTTTTATTTATCTTCGCTCCTTTCTTTTAATTTAATAAGATTTTTTAGCGTATGAGTGCCTATTTTTCCTGCTATTTTTTTATCTGTAACCTTATCTATTTTTTGCTTTCTAGCTATAACTTGTTTTATTTTCTTAATTCTTTCTTCACTAGCCTTTTTATCATTTTGTATTTTTTCATCAAGTCTTTGTTTTACGCTTTTTTTATTCTTTTTCTTTACTTCTTTTGCCTTAATGTTCTCTTTTATATCATCCATTAAGTTTGTTTTAGGTTTAGTTTGGGTAGAATTTTTAAAAGAATGCTGTAATAAATCGCCTTCCACATTGGTAGTACTGCCTTTAGTGGTTGCAGGAGTTGGCGTACCTGTCAGCATTGCTTTATTTCTACGATTTAATCTTTCCAAATCCTTACCTTTTGTTTTATTAATATGTATAATTTTGCCACTATCTTTTTTTATGGCTATATTGCCAACCTTATCATCTTTTAAAGGTTTAGCTATTAATGCCACTTCATCATCATAGTTTTTAAAAAAATGAGTAGGATTGTCTTTTATCTCTTTAATTACCTTAAATACATCTGCTTCGTTTTTAAACATTTCAGGGTGTTTTTTAGCCATAGCTTTTAAATTTACCACCCATTCATCTTTTAAAATTCCTGAAACATTATTAATCCATTTTTCTACATTAAATTTAGCAGTATAATCACTCTTTGCTTTGCTCGGATCAGCTTTATCCATGAAGAAGTTGTCGCCTTTGATAACACCTTCTTTTATTAGTGCATCTTTTAATATTTTATTTTGTTCTTTATCTACTTTAATATAATTATCCAAAGCATCTTTAAAAATTCTACTTTGTTCTTTATCTGCTATTTTTATGTTTTTAAGATTAGATATAACTTCTTTATTGGTTTTAGCAAGTTTTAATGCATCTAGTATTTGATTTCTTAACGCTTGTTCTTTGGCACTTTTCATAAAAGGAACTAAAGCATGTATTCTAGCAAAAACACCACTTATTAATATTCTATCAAAAACACCGCTTATTGTTGTGGCTATTGAAGAATTTGTTTTTTTGCCACTACTAGCTAAAGCCGTCATTATTAAGTCTTTATTGTTTTGATAAATTTTTGCATAAACATTTACTACTTCTTTTGCATATTTTAAATCTTTACTTACAAATTCTACATTATCCATATCTTTTGCTAGGTTCTTAAAATCATATCCTATATCTTCAATTCTATGTTTTGCTAGTAATGCATTAAAAGCATGTTTTTCATTTGCTTTTCGCTCTGCTTCATTCATACCTTCAAAAGCTCTTTTTAAATCTTTGTCTTCATTGATATTTCTAGCACCATTAGCTATTCTTTGCGCGAGTGCTTCGGGTGTTTCTTGGTCTTTGATTTTTCCTAGATAACTATTATTAAAATTTTCTTTTAACGCATAGTTTTTATTAGCATCTTCTAAAATCTTCTTTGCTAGTTCTTTATCACTTGCATTTTTTATCATAGTTTCATCTAAAGTATCTTTTACTAGCCTATAAGCTTCTTTAGTATTATATGTCTTATTTCCTGTGGCTAATTGCTTATTTATAGCACTTCTTAAGTTAAATATTTGCTCAGCACTTAAGTCTTTATCAATAGCATCTTCTAGAAAGCTACTAATATTTGTTTTTATATCTTGCTCTAAAAAATTGTTGTTTTTAAACTCTTCAATCTTTGCTAAATCTTCTTTGCTTAACCTTATTGAGCCGTTGTTAAGCTCATCTATACTTTTTATAGCTTGAGCGTATTCATTATTAATTCTTTTTTTATAAGAGCTATTATCTTTTTGCCAAGCTTTATAATCAAACTCGCCATTTAAACCTGTTTTGTTCTTAAATACTTCATCTTGTTCTTTAATTATATTTAAAAAAGAAATACTAGCATCCTTATCAGCCTTCAAAACATCATCCAAAAAACTTCCTATTTCTGGATAAGCTTGTGCTGCTTTTAATAAGACTTCTCTTCTTTGTGTAGTTGGAACTCCTTGTAAAGCATTTGAAATATTTTTTAAAATAGCACTTGTTCTTTTAGCGCTATCTTGTATAAATTGTGGATTATTTTTATTAAGTCCTTGCTCGACAATGTTTTTTAATATTTCTATTGTAGGCTTTCCATTTTCTAAGTATGTTGGATTTTCTTTTGCTATAAGTTCATCTATTTGTTTTTTATTCTCTACATTTTTTGTAAGATTATTAAAAATTGTTTCTGCATTTTGCAAACCACCATCTGTAAATTTTCCTATCATAGGGATATCTTTTTGGGTGATTTTATCTATAACCCTATTACCTAAATTACCCCCTTTTACTGCCATGCCATCTATCATATCTTTACCGGCTTGTGCTCCTGTTTTAACACTGCTTATTAAATCACCAACACTTTTATATGTTTTTCCTATTCCCTTTATAGCTGATCCAACTACAGCACCTGCTAAGGCATCTTCTGCGGCTGCACTTCCAAACCTTTTAGCATAGTCCATATAACTTGCTTCAATTCCTGTATTATTACTTTGCGAATGAAGATCAGCCATAGCACCGCTACCAGCACCAATTGCAGATGGTGCGAAATAATTTAAAGCTTTTTTGGCTATTGTTTGTCCTGCTGTTTTTGCTAAACTTCCAGCATATCCACCAGCTACAGAAAATGCTAACTCGTTTTTAGTACTAGCAAGTGTATTTCTAAAACTAGGAGTAAAATCAACTTCTTTTCCATTTTTATCAACGCCTATATATTTATAGTCTCCATTATTTATTTCTAAAAATGGCTCATATCCTAATTTTTTTATTTCATCGTATGCGATTTGAAAAATTTGTTTTTGCTCTTCATTGCTAGGGCTAGTAAAAATTCTAGGTAGCAACCCGCCTGATATCTGATTTGTAGCATCTTCTATTTTTTGCCTTGCCCCTTCTTCATCGCTTGTAACTTTTGGAGAAAGATAATCCAATCCTTCAGATATCATTCTTTTTGGATCTATAAGATTATTAAAATCTTCTAGACCCTTATTTATTTTACTCCATACTCCTTGTTCTTGTGGCTCATTTTGGCTTACTTGTGGTGCTTGATACATACTCATAGGCTTACCATCTAAAGCTAATTCTTCTTGTGAATTAAAATTGTTTTGTTGCTGATTATTTTGCATAAATTGATTATATTTATTCTGCAAAAAATTATCATCAATATCTATATAAGTTTTTCCTTCTGGTATATCTATATTCATATCAAAAAGTTGCATTGTTTTTGCACCTTGTGGTATTTGTATTGTCATCTTTTATCCTTATTATCTAAATGTAATCATATTGTTTTGTTGTAAAAAATCTTGGTTTAATTGTTGTTGCGGTTGTTGTGATAAAATCTTATTTAATGGCACTCTTTGCCCTTGAGAAGCTAAAATATTTCCACCATTTATAAAATCTTTTATCATAGCCTTTTCATTTTCTAGCTTTTTATGCATATTACTATAATAATTTTCTATATTATCTCTATCCTTTAAATACCTTTCTGTTTTCCAAATATCCATATATTCTTTTTTTAAGGCATCATTTTTTACTCTATATAGTATTTCTACTGCTTTTTCAATATCATGTTTAGCATACTTATCAAAGAAGTAAAAACTATCTGTTTTAACCAATTCTTCTAATCTATGTCTATCTTCATTGCTCATCCTGCCACTTGTGATATTAACTAGTGCTAAATTTATTTCAGCTTTTAGCTTATCTGCGAATTCTTGTTTTAAGTTTTTACTATTACTAAAAGGAGTATTTCTTAATTTTTGATTTATGGTATCTCCAAATCCATAAATATCATTTAAATTTATATTTTGCGTTTTAGCGGTTTTTGCAAAATGATACAAATCCCCGCGATTACTTTCTTTGCTAAAAACATCTCTCATTGTTTGCGGTTCGCTTAAATTACCATTAGCATCTATACTAAAGCCTGAATTATTATTTGTTTTATTAGTAACTATATTACTATTTTTACCAGTTAAATAATCTAAATATTTTTGATTATAATCTTTATCTTCTTTATATTTAGCCCAATTTAAAGCATTATCTTGAACTTGTCTTTGTCTTTCAAGGTCAAATTTTTGCAAGGCTAAAGCATTATTAAATTCATTTTGCAAAAGCTGATTATTTTGCATAGCCTGATTAAATTCCATTTGTTGCTTTCTTAAATCTTGCTCTTGCTGAAACTCATTAGCTTTAACTTTATCATCAAAACTTTTGCTCATGATGTCATATAAGACACCACCGACTTTTCCTGCGTTTTGTATAACGCCTGTATCAGGATTAAATACTACTCTTTGTGGGTTATAAAATGCCATTTTGTTTCCTTTATTCTTTCTTTTAAAATAAAGGATTTAAGGAAGTTTGTGTATAATTTTTAAAGGTGTGGTGCCAAGGGTCGCCACCCTTAGCACTAAATTACCACCTAGAAAGGCGGTGAAATAAGATGCTACAAATCTTAATAGTTATTATACTACTTTGTATTATTGTTGTCAATGCAAATTAACAATCAATAAACAAAGCCCCTTATACAAGGGGTTAAGATTTACCCTTTAAAACAAACTCCTTAAATCCAAACCTATTTAATTACTCCAAACATTTTGAAGTTTATTTTCCATATTCTTTCTTCTGTTTAACTCTTCATTGGCTAAAAACTTATTAAAGTTATAAGCATCTTTTTGTAAATCAAAATTTTTCTTTGCCATTTTTTGCTGATTATAAGCACCATATAAAGCACCCCCAGCGCCTAAAACATTTCCCAATCTATCAAAATTAGTTATTTTGTTTGTATCGCTACTTTTAAATAACCAATCTCCAAAATTACTAAAAGAATTTTTTAATCCATTTAAAAAACCACCACTGCTACTTGCTAAATTTGGAGTAAAATTGCTTGTTTTCATCAAAGTATCTGCAAAGCTAGAACCTAGTCCTGTACCACCTTTTAAAGCTGTTATAAAATCCATGATTTCTCCTTTATACCAAACTTAATAATTCTTTGCCTAGATCTATCTCGCTAACTTCGCCTTTTTTTAACTTATCGTTAAAATCACTAGTTCTTACATTATTATTTGCACTTGATAAATCTTCAGCTTTTTTGGCATTATTTGATTTTCCGACCAAATTAAGCAAGGTTTTCCAGCTGTCAATATTACCTTCGCCTAAACCATTTAATTTTGTAGCAAGTTCTGCCATAGCCTTTAAATCCGCATCAGGATAGGCTTTTCTTAACTCGCTTTCTACTTGTGCGTATTTAGCGATTAGTGCATCTTGCTCTTCTTTGTCTTTTTGCTTTTTATCAAGCTCTTCAAGCCTTTTTAATTTCTCATCAAGTCCATCAAGTCCTAATTCTTTTAAATACTGCTCTCTTTGTAATTCTTGTTCGCTTGGCTCTTTTTTTGGATTTTTTAAAGCTTCAAGCTCACTCATTAAAGCATTTAATTTGTTGTCATTTTCACTTTTATAAGCTTCAAACATCGCCTTATAATCAGGCTCGTTCTCATTAGCAACCTGCATAGGTTCATTATCTTCTACTTGCGTAGGTTCATCGCCATTATTAGCAACTTGTCCTTTATCATCATCTGTTATAACATTAATTAAATCTTTTAAAGCATCATTTTCCATCTTCTTCATCCTTTATTTTATTGATTATTATGTCTAAAAAAGCCATAGTATCTAAAGCTTTTAACCTTAACTCTTTCTCATCGTTATTTTTTGCTATATAAAAACATTCACTATATTTTGCTTTTATAAATTCGATTAAATTCTTTCCTCCTTTAGTTTTAGATATATCGCTTTTAATTTCAATATTGAGCATTAGTTTCTCCTTGTTGCATTTCTTGCTTATTTTCAAAAGCAAATAGGCTATTTACATTCTTTACACCTAAAATTGGTAATAATTCTTTAGTAAGTTCTTTGCTAGCATTTATAATCCCATAAGCAGAATTTGCATCGCCTATGCTCATATACATTTGATATAACCCAGAAAAAACTTGCATACTAGCTTGAATTCCTGCACGTCTAATTTCTTTATTCATGGCACCTGTGCCGGTTTGAATTTTAAATCTAAAACTAGGTATATCCTCTCTTTGAAAACCATTAAAAAAACTATCTTCTCCATACTTAAAAACAAGCATTGCAAATCTATCAAATAAAGGCTCTATAAAGGTTTCGTTATACTGTCTTATGTAGTCAGCACTTCTTCTTCCACCTTCTTGTGCTTTTATGCTTATTTCTGTTGCTGTTTCATTTTGTGCAGTTTGAGCTCCATTGTTTTGCGGACTAACTCCTGTAACTTCTGTGAGTTCGCTTTCTAAAAGCTGTAAATTTATTCCCGCACTATTTACATTTGGTGGTGGTAATATTTGCACACCCTTTGGATCGTCTGTATATATTGGTTTTCCTAAGGTTTCTATATCTTCTCTGCTTACTCCCATTGATTTTGGCATCATTATTTTAGGCATGATATGAGTTCTTACTGCATCTATTAAAAGATTTCTAGTTATATTAATTTCATCTTGCAAAGGCATAGCAGAAGCCATTATAGGCTCGCCATAAGCACTTACATAGTTTTCGTTATCTATCTTTTTAAGTTGTGGTAGCATTGAACCCCAGACAAAAGGCTGTCCATCTTGCAAAGTAACTTCATTTCTAAGTAAATTATTTTCAAATAAGGTAGAAACCACCCAAGTATCATCGTTTTTTCTTTCATAAATATCATAAAGCTTCACTTTTTTATACTCATCATCTTCATCAAAAAGCTTTTCAATTTCAATTTTTTTATAAAAACCTAGCTTTTGTCTTTCATGGATTTGATTATAAGTTAGGTAAATTTCATTGACTATATATCCTACATCCTCGCTATTTAATGCATTTGGATCAAAGAATATACTATCAATATCTACTCTTTCAATGCGTGGCATTCCTTTATGCCAAGTAAGCTTAGCTATACTTGTTCCCACAAGTAAAACATCTAAGAAAAGCGGTTGAAAAATCTTAAACATATTGATTTTACCGCTATAAAAATCTATGGCATTTTGCCAAAGCTCTATAATAGTATCATCGCTATTAATGTAAGTTTCAATATCTGCCATTCTTTCGCTATTAAAATAAACTTCGTTTAGGCTAGTGATTAGGTATTTTACCTTAGAGTTTATTTTTGGTATGTAGATACTTGATTTATTTCTTTTTCTCAATTTTTGCATTACCTTATTTTCAAGCAAATAAGCATCTTGCAACTCTTTAAAGTGTGGTTTGTAATTTTCATATCCACTTTTACTTTCGCTAATGAGTTGTGTTAAAAACGACACTCTCTCATCATTAGTTCTTTTTGTTTTCATTCATAATTCTCCATATTGTTGTTTTGCTTAAATTTGTTATTTTTAAAATATCTTTTTCATTCACTCCTTTTTCAAATAAAAACTCCGCAAATTCTCTTTTAAATTTCTTTTTAGAAATATTATTAAATCCTGATACAAGCTCTAAAAATTCATTTGCAAGACTTGACTTTATAGCCTCATCGCTTAAATTTGAAAGCTTTTTTATTTTGTTTACATCAATTGCATCATAAATCATTAAAAACTCACCAGCCATCATAGCTCCAATCTTCATTAGTATTGTTTCTGCTGTATAGTTTTTCAAAAAAAGTTAATGCCACCGCATCGCTAACATCAGGACTTTTGCCATAGTTCTTTTTTAATTGTTCTTTTGAAACTATCTTTAAAAGCCCCTTGTCGCTATATTCATATTCAATCATTCTCATATCTTTTTTTAATTCTTCATCTTTAATAATCTCCATGTGTTTTAAATTTTTCGCAAAGGTGAAATACATCTGCGCTCTTTTATTTAAGTATTCATTGCTAGTTGCAGAATTTGCAGAATTTGCCTCAAATACGGGCAAACCATAAGTTAACAAGACATCATATACGCCAACGCCAAGACCGCAAGTATCTATAAAAATACCTTTTGGTTTATCTTCGCTTTGGTTGTATTCGGCTAGTATTTTGTTTGCTAATTCCATGGTTCCAAGTTGTGAGTATTTTTTTATTTCATCAATTACAAAACCTTTTCTTTTTGCAAGAACACTCTTATCGTCTCCATATCTTGCTACATCAAGCCCCCAAATATTCTCGCCTTGCATTTTTTCAATGCTAAAAGAGTTCTTGCTCATCGCATTTTCAATTTCACTTAGAGAAAATAATTCAGCACTCGAGCTATCTATAAACTCTCCATAAATTTCTTGTTTGACTACTTCGCTATCTTCTCCGCCTACTTCTTCAATTAATTCTTTAATTTGCTCTTCTTTTAAAAATGGATTATCATAGCTTGAGAATTGAAAATGTTTCCAATTCTTATCACTTAATTCTTTTTTGCAAAGTTCATAAAATAGATTTTTTCCTTTAGGAACTCCACCGATAATCGCTCTTGATTTAGGATTATCAAGCAACATAGGGCGTATGGCGTTATACCAAAGATATTCTCCTTTGCTGCCTTTTAAAATAATTCCTGCTTCGTTTAAAATAACAAGGTCATATCCAAAACCTTCGATATTTTCACTTCTTTCAGCACTTCTCATATGAAGTACCGCTCCGTTAATGATTAATTTCTTATCTTGTACACTCCAAGAATAAAAATCTTTTGGCAAGTTTTTTAACTCAGGTGTAAAATATAACTCGTAATAATTTTGTAAATTTGCTTGTATGGTATCCACCCATAAAACATTTTGTCCTAAAAGCAAGTTTTCGATAACAAACTTAGCACTTCCCCTTGTAAAACCAAGTCTTCTGCCCTTTGCTACAGTTATAAAGCGTGGATTTTTATCATCAAAAACTTTAAGTTGTGCCGGAGTGTAAGAAAAATCGATTTTTAATTTCATTTGATTTCACTTCTTATAATTTCAATTTTTTGAACGTTATCGCTGACAACTTCTTGTTTATCCACATATCCATGTTGATTTTTTAGCAAGAACATACTAACGCTAGGTGTATAAGTGCCGATTAAGGAATGGTTTAAAATATCCATTTCGCATTTTTGCTTAGCTTGAGATACAATTTCTCCAAAATCCTTATCCTTCTCCCACTCGCCTAAAGTTTGCATTGTAATTCCTAAATACACAGCTAATCCCACTTTTGTTTTAGGTGCAAAAATAACACTCTCCTTAGTTTCTTTTAAGACAACTCTTTCATTAAAATAACTCTCTATTTTTGAAACAAGCTCTTCTTTTGTGATGCTTTTGCCATTAGTCATCATTCTAGCCATCAAGCCACCCCTTCTTTAAAATTAAATTCTTTGATTTCTAGGTCTAAAAAAGATTTTTTAAAACTAATAATCTCATAATCGCCTTTTAAAACATTCTTATCGTTTTCAAATAACGCATCTAACACGCATTTTACGATATTGTCCCCATCGCCATGCCTTTTGCTGTTAAATCCTATTTTTAAAGAAAACTCATATTTCTTTTGCTTATCAAAGGCTTGAAAACAGCTAATATTATTTTGTCTTCTAAACTCCATTTGCAAGAGTTTTTTAAAATCTAAATATTTAAGATAATCTTTACATGCAAATTTAGATCTTTGCGTGGTTCTTTTATAAGGAACTGGGTTGCTTTTTAAATCAATTTTTAAAATATACTTTTCCATTTCAGACTTTCTTAAATTTAGCTTATGCGTTTAAAAGCTATTTTGCTTTTAAGAATTTTTTCAAATCTACTCTTATTCTCATTAAATAGCCTTTTTTCTTCAGCTTTTTCAAGCTCTCTCATTTCATCTAAAGTTAAAACTCTTTCTATTTCTCGCATTGGTAAAGAATGCTCTAAATCTCTTCCTATCCTATCTTGATTTTTGAACATGAAATCAACTAAAGCTTCTTTAAATTCTCCATTAGCTATCAAATCACCATCTTTATAAGTGATTTGCTTAAAAGTATTGATGCAAATTAAAGAATCAATAGATTCTTGATTTATTTTAATTTTTTGATTGCTTCCGTAATTTGCAAAATATGAGTATTTAAAATCGCCTTTAAAAACTCTAAAGCAAGCTTGATTTTTGTATTTATTACAAAGCCATTCTAAAAATATTTCCTTATCTTCAAAACGCTTTTTAAACTCGATTTCAGCTCTTTTGCAAACTCTTCTTAATTTCTCATAGGTTGTCCCTACGATATTCTCTCTTTCTAAAGTTTCGAAATAAAAATCTAAGAAAGCATGAATATCCTTAACGCTTTTGAGATATCTACCTACAATATCAGTTGCTTGAGCCTTATTAATTTCCAATAAGTCCATTAAAATTTGTATTTTTTCTTGCATTTTTTACTCCTTAAAAGCATCCTAAGAGCTTGTCTTTGTTCTCATCTTTCATTCCGTAATACTCCATCAGGCTATCAACCACACTAGGATTGGCTTCTTTTTTTCTGTTAAAACGCTGATTTTTTCTTAGCTCATTTTCTTTAGCATATTTAAGCCAAGTATAAAGACTGCCTGCAATGCTTGACATTCTTTTTCCATTTCTTTTCCACTCTCTAGCATCCCAATAACCTATAAAATCATTAGCCAACTCTTCGCCAAAGTTTGTGCCATTTTTCTCATTAAAAGCTATTATTTGCCCCATAAGCTCATTAGCATTTGGGACTTTAAATTCTTTTTTTGCCATTTTTTCACATTCCTTTTCATCAAGTTTTAAAAAGCTCACTACAAAAGAGGCGTTTTGATTAAAAACGCGTTCTTTCTTTTCTTGATTATTTTTTAAATTTTCTAAATTCTCTTTTTTTATAAATTTATTATTATTAATATTTATATTATTTATAAATTTATTATCGCGTGCGTGCGTGCGTGTTTCTATATAATGCAAATTCTCTTTTTTTTCGTTTTCAGTGGTTAATTTTCTGTCGATTGATGAAGCATTATTTTTAAGAGTTTTGCTTAGCTTTTCATCACTGTTTTTAAGCAAAGATAAAGATTTGTTAAAATGCTTTTTGACTTGATAATTTTCATCTTTTAAAATCCACTCATAAAAATTTAAAGATCCATTTCTAACCTTTTTAATTTCTAAAAGCCTAAGCTCGATTAATTCTTTTTTTGCAATTCTTAATCTATTTAAACTCATTCTTTGATTATTTTTAACTTTTATAAACTCTCTTAAATAGATTTCACTTACAATCGTTTTTTCACTAAGCTTTGCTAATTGAATATACAATGCCAGAGCATCAACACTAAGCCCTCCATAAGCTATAGTGTTTGATAATTTCAAATAGCCTTTTCTTTCTCTCAATCTTTTTCGCCCGATAGCCACATCAAAGCTTGCTATAAAATTTGGTATCACCAACTCTCCTTTATGTTATAATTTAAATTAAAAAGGTTTTTTATGTTTAATTCTTTCTTATCCGAAATGCTAAAAACCGCCACTTTAGAAAATTTGTTATATTTTTTAATAGGTGTTTTATTTGGTTTAAGTATCCGTCCTTTGTTTTTATATTTAACTAAAAAACAAAAACTAAAAAGAGTTTGTATTAAAGATATGAAGCTAGAAAACGATTTGACAAAAAGACTATATCCTAACTTAGGATATAAATTAGTTACAAAAAAAACTCCTTTTGAAATGGTTTTTAAAAAAGATAAATTTAAATACATTATTTGTCCTTACTACCGTGATAAAAAATGCGTTTTAGATAATGATAAATGCAAGATATTAAAATCCCAGCCGAAATACCAGCCACTAGAAACAGTCTAAAATGCAACATCATCAAAGTAAAAATAAATAATCCTATAATCTCAATCAATCTCTCAAGCATTTCATTCCTTAATCCGTTTTAAAAAGTCCTTTGCTATATTTTTTTGCACCCAATCAAGAAAAGGACTTATCAAAATGGATGACAAAGATTTAAACTTGTTAAAAAACATCCCTTATCTTATGGAAAAAATCGAAGAGTTAGAAAACAGGATAAAACAGCTAGAACAAGCTGCACAACCTAAACCATACTCTACCCAAACTCCAAATTACTTAGGAGAAATCTAAGTCTTATCAAGGCTTAGAATATCCTTTTTACCTAGTTCTCTATAGTATTTTTCAAATTTTAAAAAATGAGCAATCCTATCCGTAATAAGCTCATTAATACTATTAAATCCGCCATCATTTGCCACACTTTGTAAAAGTTCAAAATACTCATCAGGCATCTTAACCTTTAGCTCAATCATTTTCATTCTCTATCCTTTCTTTTTCTCCCACGCTTAGGTATGTTTGTAAGATTGCTACGAACATCCACCCAAAATTCATGAGGTATTCCATAGAGTTTTTTAAACTCTATTTGTTTTTTAAAGCTTGGGCGTGATTTATTTGTTCTAATCTTTTTAACACTAATAACCGTATAATGATTACTCAATATTTTTGTAAAATCAAAAAAATCTATTTTTTTCATAACGAAAGTATAAAATAAAGAAACTTAATAAATATTTAATTATGTTTCTAATTATGGAACATTATTTGCTTGAAAAAAGTGTATAATTTTTATACTAAAAAAGGAGAGAATATGGGAAGAAATGGAGATATATTCGATTTTCATTTTGATACTGAAAAATTTAAATTTTATTTAAAAAATAGAGATAAAAAAGTTACATATCAAGATTTGATGGAAATTTTATATAAAAATGGCATAGAAAGCTCAGAAGCAACAATAAAAAAATGGTTGATGTCTAAAGAAGATAATAAAACAAAACCTAAACCACAATATATAAAAATTTTATGCAATGCATTAGATATTCCTTTTAACGAAGTGATATTGCAAGATGTTTTTAGAAATGATAATCAAATTAACTTCAGATATTTTCCAGATATTTATGCAAGTGCAGGACTTGGAACATCATCTCAAAGCGAAGAAGCAAAAATTGTTTCCGTTGATGAAAATTTTCTAAAAGAAATTTTAGATATACCCATAAAGAAGAGTTATGATATTATAAAAATTAATGGCGATAGCATGGAACCTATTTTATCTAATGGAGATTTTATTATTATAGATAGAAGTAAAAATTCACTTGGGGCTATTTCAAATGCAGATATTGTTATTTTTAGAAAAAATGATGATTTATTTTGCAAAAAAATTAAAAAAGAACCTTTTGCAGATTATATTTTTTTAGTTTCTGAAAATAAAAAATATGAAGATAAAAAAGTAGATAATAGCGAATTTGAACAATGCGAGATCTTAGGTGCTGTAGTATCAAAAATGGCGATTGAAACCTTTAAAAATTTTATAGAAGTGGTGGGATGAGAGTAAATATGAAAAAAGAAGAAAAAATAAAACAAAAAGAATATAATGTATTTTTTTATAAGCTAAGCGTAAAACCCAATTTATTTAATCAAGAAAATGAAATTTATAATAGTATGTTAAAGTTTTTAAAAATAAATTTAAGAGATAGACAACTTTGCGATATTAATGGATGCAAGGCATATGTAAATTTTATAAAAGAAAAAAATGGAATATATTTATTTTATTATAAAAAATACAAACAAACATATGAAAAATATTCAGAATCCTGCAAGGTAATAGATTGAAAAAATATAAAAAAATTACATCCAGAGGAAAAAGATTTCTTAGGCATTATGATAGAAGATCAACCAATGAAAAATATAAAAAATTTTCTAGGTGCAATATAATTAAAAAAAGGTATATCAGTAAGTTGCCACCTAAAAATCCATTTACTGTTCCTAAGCATAATATAGATATAAGAGGAAATATTGTTTTTCCAAGAAATATAAACAAAATTAATCAAAAAATAAAAGATATGCAAATGCATGCTGGACTTTATAAGATTTGCGTAAATCATAGACATTTAGATGAAATAGATAACACTTCAATACTTATATTAACTGTCTTGATTAATGAGGCTATGTGTAATATTAAAAAATTTCAAAAAAATAAAAAACTAAGTCCAAAAAAAGAAATAGATGAAAGATTATCAGCAATAGGTTACTGGGAAGCATTATGCGTTAATCACATATCAAATAACTCCAATCTAGACTATTTAAAGATAGCAAGTCACTGTGGAAAAGAAATAGATAATGGATTACATATAAAAATAGTAAATTTTGTCTTAGAAAAAACGGAATTAAGTATGAAGTATAAAGATATTTTTATGGATGCTGTTTTTGAAGCAATGGCTAACGCAAAAGAACATGCATATGATGATTCTAAGGATAAAAAAATATGGCTTATGGGAGCGTATAACGAGAAAACAAAAGAGACTGAAATTATATTTTACGACATAGGTATAGGGATTTTTCAATCACTAGAATATTCAGAAACAAAATTTGCTAAATATTTAAACAAGTTTGCTAATATGTTTGGCAAGAAAAAAGCATTAGAAAGATTGTGTACCACAAATTTATCAAAATATAAAAAAAATAAACGAAGAGGTTTGGGTATGATGGTATATAAAAAATTAATAGATGGCCTATCCGCTGAAAGAAATGCAATATTAGAGCTTTATTCAGATAGTTTGCGCTATTCAACAAATAAAGGAACTCATGCAATACAAGGAAATATTAAAGGCACATTAGTTCGTTGGATAATAGGAGAAAAAAAATGAAAGGAAAACTAGAATATAATTTTGCTAAAGAATTTACAGAAGAACCTGGACCTAGATTTAGATATCTAGGAAAAAAATCGGGGGAAGAATTTAGAGAAGATGTTTTAAAACCCATGCTTAAAGAATATGATTTTATAGATATTGATGGAACTGATATTACTTCATCTTTTAACCCGTCTTTCTTATCTGAGGCTTTTGGAGTGCTTGCAGAAGAGCTTGGCGGAAGTGAAGAGTTGTTGAAAAGGATTAGGTTGTATAGTAGAAAAAATTTAGGATTAGAAGAGAAATTTAAAGAATATATAGATATTTAAGACTAAATAATGTTAGAAATAATTACACTTGGTTCAATTATAGCATTTGCCAATATATGTTATTTGATTAATAAGGATTGTATAAAATACTGCGAAGATGAAATAAAAGAAATTTCAAAGCTAATAAAAGAAGCTTTTGAAAAAACAATAGAGTATAAAGAAACTAAAGAAGATGAAAGAAATAGATTAAGGTTGACAGCAATTATATCCCATATAGAAGCTTTGCAATATACAAGACTTATTAAGGAAAATGATTTACAAAAAACTATTCGTATATTTGCCACATCAATAAATGATTATTTTGATGGTGGTATCAATGATGAAGATTTTATAGGGTTTTATAAAAATACCCTAAAAGAAACATACAATATGAAAGCTTCGTTTAAAAAATATATTAAACATATTTTTATTAAAAAAATGCATTTGTAAAAATAAACAAACTGCTAAAATTTGCACTTATTAATAGTTACTATAAAGGGCTTTTTGAGTTCTCCTCTCAATACCCCATCAACCTTTTATATCCATCGCATTAATCCTTCCAATTTTCTAAAAATGTTTTTAAGGATTTTTTTTGGTTTTTCATCTTCAACTTCAACATCTATAATATCTTCTTCTTGGTAAGGCTTAGGATTGTGTTTTGCAAATACAAAAAAAGGATTTTTTTCACCGTAAATAATATATTGAATTCCCCATAAAATCAAAAACAAAGGAATACCAACAAACAGTCCTATGATAGTCAAATCCGCAATAAAAGATAAGATGAAAAGAACTCTTAATGCTCTAATAAACAAATTCAATCCTTTTAATTATTTTCTATTAAAAAATTATACCACAAAAATATTTTTAAAAAAGTTTCTAATTAATATACTAAATTAAATTTTAATTAAGTTTCTTTATTATATACTTTTATCAACAAAACAAAAAGGATAAAAAAATGCTAGAGGTTAAATTAGATTTAAGACCTGATATTAAAAAAATGCTAGAAATAGCCTTTGAAAGAAATTATTCAAAAAGTTACGCTTCTTTGGAAGAGTTTTTAGCTAATGTTCTTCATAATGCAGTTAAAAACTTAATCACCAAAGAAGCGTTTGAAAACAAAGGATTTGTTATTTCTCTAAAAGATTAGGAGTTTCGTTTAAAACTTGAAAATCTTTGTCATTTAGTCTTTTTTCAAGGGTTGCGACTTTACTTTCTAGCTCGCTAACTCTTAAAAGAAGATTATTAAGTTGAGCTTTTAAGCTTTGTATTTCGTCCATTACATCACCTTCCTAGAGTGAAAGTAATTATAACTAAAAAAAGGATAAAAAATGAGTTTTACAGATTTGTATTTTGATAGAGAAGAAAAAAGAATTTCTAACTACGCAAGAGAATTAGTTAAAGATGAATTAGAGAGCAGAGAAAACTTTGCGGATATTTTTAACTCTTTGCAAGAATTTAAAAATATTTTAGAAGTAAGCTTGGAAGATGATGAAGATATTGCAGCTTCTTTGCAAGCCTATGGAGATGAGTTTATTAACGATACCTATGATTTATTGGAAAAAGTAAGGAAATTTGAGAAGAAATACGAAAAGCTTTATTAAAAGTTTAACAAGTTCTTTAAAAAAAGAGCTTTCTTAAGCTTTTGACCGCTTGAAAATTAAGCTTAATTGCTAATGTTCTTTTTTTTTGCTTTACTCTTACCCACGCAGTGGGACGGGGGCTTTAGCAAAGCGGTTTTAAACGAATTTATTTCGGATAAAACAATAGCAATAGCATAGCGGAAGGGTTAGCAAGTTATCCATAAACTTGGCTCGCTATTATTGTTTATAGTGCTATTTTTAAGGTTTTCTTGCACTTTAAAAACGACAGAAAATCAAGAGTTTAAGAAAAAGAAAGTATAATTATAAAGTTTAAGTTGCTAACTTGTCTCGGTGTTGAGAAAGGAGGCTCTAAAATGTGGGATAAAATTTTAACAATTTTAATCTTAATCTTAGAGCTAATTAGAGAGCTTATAAAACTCTAATATTTTTTAACACAGACAAATTCTAACCAAATCCGCTTAGCATAAACTTAAACGATTATACAATGCCGAGACTTGCGGATTTGCTCGGCTTTTCTTAAACTCCTTTAATGCTTAAATGGGGCAACTTTAAAACTACTTATTTTACATTCATGAGAATTTGTCTTTTTTGTTTTTTAGTTTTTATTTTCCTTTTTAATAAAGAGCTCAGTTGCTCCTTTTAAGCATTAATCTAAAAGGAGAAAAAATGAAAGCTTATCGCACAAAAGAACAAGTCATCATTAAACTTAGCAAAGATGAATATAGAAAAGAAATGAAGCTAAATAAGTCTTTAAAAGATGAAAATAAATCTTTAAAAACTGAAATTTCTAATCTTGAAAATGAAAAAATAGAACTTTTAAAGCAGTTAAAAGACCAAATAGAAGCAAATATGAAAAATATAAAAGAAATTAGCTCTTTGCAAAATAAAATTTATGAGCTTCTTTATGCAAAAGAAAGGTCAAAACTATGTTCTTGATATTTAAAAAGAATGAAAAAATCAGAAACTTAGAAAAAGAAGTTCAAAGGCTAAAAGGTGTAATAGCATTAAAAGATACTGCTATAAATGAAATGTCATTAAAGTTTGAAGAAGAAATTAAAATCAATGTAAAACTCAGTAATTTTCGTATAAAAATACTTGATGCTTTAGGGCTTATAGGCGTTTTTAAAAATGATGATAAAGCTATTAAAGAAGTAAAAAGATTAAAGGAGAAAGAATGTCAGTAACTACAATATCACAAGAAAAACAAGTCTTAAATATTTTATTAAACAAAGGAAAAATAGATAATTTTTATTGCATAGATACAAGAATTACTACAAGACTTGGAGCTTATGTTTATAATCTTAGAAATAAAGGTTATGCAATAGAAACAGTTAGAAACAAAGAAACGAGAAATACTTTTTATATTTTAAAAAGCACTCCAAAAAATAAAAAAGGCAGGATAAAATGAATTGTAAAATAATCGACTTAGAACAAGGTAGCCCTGAATGGTTAAATTTTAGAAAAGGAAAAATAGGTGCATCGATGGTAGCATCTTGTGTAGGTATTAAAGGTGCTTTTAACTCTAAAGAAGAGGCAAGAGATATCATTTTAGGACTTAAAGAAGTCTATCAAAATGAAGCCATGAGAAGAGGCAATGAATATGAGCCTTTGATTAGAGCTAGGGTTGAATTTTTACATTCTGTGAGTATCACTCCTGTAGTTTTGCAAAGTCTAGAAAATGAAATGTTTATAGCAAGTTTAGATGGAATAGATGAAAATGGAATTATTTATGAGTTTAAATACTCGCAAGATGAGTATGATTTTATCAAAAGAAATAAAAAGCCAAGTGATAAATACTACGCTCAAGTGCAATTTGGGCTTTATATCAGTGGTAAAGAAAAATGTGTTTTTGTAGCCATGAATAAAGAAGAAGAGATTGTAGAGTGCGAAGTTTCAAAAGATGAAGCTTATCAAGAATGGTTGGTTAAAAATATAAAGCAATTTATATTAGATTATATCATAGATCAAAAAAGCGATTATAAAGAGCTTGAAGATACTAAAGCAAAAAATCTAACGATTGAAATTATAAGACTTGAAAACACGATTAAACCTATTAAAGAAAAGCTAGAAAGTCTTAAAAAAGAACTCATAGCCTTAGCAAATGGAGAAAAAGCAAGATGTTTGGATATTACAATTTATCCGCAAAGTAGAACTATAATTGATTATAAGGGCTTTTTAGAGCAAAAAAATATTACTGTGCCTAAAGAATTTTATAAGGAAAGTACTTCAATGTGCTTAAAAATCAAAAAAGGAGCATAAAAATAAAGCACTTTTTGATAAAATTATAAAAACAAAGGAAGGGTTAAAATGTTAAATTTAAAAAGTTTAGAAATCACTTGCAAACAATGTAAAACTAAAATCACTTTAGATATAGGTAAAACTGTCATTGTATGCCCACTTTGCAATAATGCTTTTTATAATTCTTATGATGAAGCTCCACTTTCTAAACTAGGAAATATATTGCAAAGCTTAAAAGAGCATAAAAAAGCAGAGTTTAGATTTATCACAGATGAAAAGGAATAAATATGAAAAGCTATAAAATTACCTGCAGAAACTGCGATACGCAAATCATTGCAAAAGTTGAGCAAAGCATTCTTTTTTGTCCTGCTTGTCATACAAACTTTTTTAATTCTTATGATGAAGCACCTTTTAAAACTTTACGTCAGAGCCTAAAATCTTTTGAAGATAAAAGCAGTGTTTTAAAATTTGAGTTTATCACAGATGAAAAGGAATAAAATGGAGAAAGAAAACATTGTTAAAGAAGTTTGTAAAGAGTTAAATATCACGCAAAAGGAGTTAAGCGAGATTTTGGGGGTGCATCTTACTACTATTCAAAAATGGGTAGCTAATGATAATGATTTACCTTTACAAGCTAAAAAATCTTTAAATTTAGTATTAGAAAATCATCATTTAAAAATAAGACTTAAAACGCTTGATGAGTTTGTAAGACTATTTAAAGAGCTTCAAAAATAAGCATTTAAAGGTGTAAAGAAATTCTTTATACCTTTAAAATACAGAAAATTTATGTATTTATTTTTAAAGAATATATATATTTTCTATAAAATATATTGACTTTTATATAATATTTATGTATAATTGCTCTAAGAATACAGAATAATTCTGTAATGTTCTTTTAAAGTAAGAGTGTTTTAAGTTAGTTTTGTTAAAATTTGACTATGTTAGAGTTACTTAAGAACATAGGACTTGGCTTATTTGTCAATGGTAATTATGCTTTACTTAGTGGCAACATCACACTAAATAACACTTATATAGTGTTTGGCAGTGTGGCACTTATGGCACTTAGTATTTATGCAGATAGAAAGGAGAAAAAATGAGCGGCGAATATATAATCAGTGGATTTTTAACAATTTGCCTTGTTATTGCTTCTTATCAAGCATACAAGGTTTATAAAAAGGTAAAAAAACAACACTAAACTTACAAACACTCTTGCTTTTAAATTAAAAAGCAGGAGTAATTATGCAAACTTTAACCCCAAAAACATTTTTTTAAATACAGAACTTGCAATATCTTATAAAACTTCAAAACAAAACATAAATAGCACTAAAAACTATCACGCTGATGAACTCATAGAAAATATACACTATTTCTACGATTATGAGCAAACCAAAGGCGGAAGACAAAGAGTAATCAAATGGACTTTAGAAGGTGTTTATAAACTTTTTGATAAAATTAAGAAATTAAAAGAAAGGAATAAAATGGAGAAAGAAAACATTGTTAAAAAGGTTTGCAAAGAGTTAAACATTACTCAACGACAGCTAAGCGAAATGTTAGAAATCCCAGAAAGTACTATAGCACGTTGGAAAAGCGGAGATTTGCCACGACTTACAGAACTTTTTTTAAAAACAATGCTTGAAAATATAGAATTAAAGCGAAAGCTAGAAACAATCAAAAAAGCTCATAAAATAATATCAGAATTATAAGGATATGGAAATTTTCCACACCCTTTATTTTCATTTTTGGCAAATATTTTAGAATAATTTATCAAAAATGAATGAAATATATTGACAAACTTTCATAAATAATATATAATTTTCTTAAATATTTTCAAAAATGAAAGGTTTAAGATGAATTTATTACAATGTGAAATTTGTCAAATCACTAGAAGTTTTTTAAATACAGAAGTTGCATATAACTACGCAGTAGATAACACTACAATAATGTCTCACAAAAATTTACACGCCGATGAGCTCATAGAAAATATACACTATTTCTACGATTATGAGCAAACCAAAGGCGGAAGGCAAAGAGTAATCAAATGGACTTTAGAAGGTGTTTATATGCTAGGCTTTTTTATAAAAAGTCCTAAGGCTAAAGAATACCGCAAAAAAGTAGCTAAGCTTTTAAGAGAGCAAACACAAGCTAGATTTAAAAGCTTAAGCGATGAAAATCTAAGACTAAATTCTTTAAATCATCATCAAAAAATCGGTTATAAATCACAGCTTAAACAGCAAAAGGAAAAATATGAAAACAAAATCAAAGCATTGCAATACGACTTAGAAAATAAAAAGGAGTTGAGTTTTAAAAGAAAACTTAGCAAGGAAGAATTACTAGAGCTTAGAAAAATACTTGCTCGTGATTATGGAATGATTTGCATAAAAGAATGGGAATTTGAATTTTTAGCTGAAAAAATAGCATTAGAAAGTACAAAAATGACAACTTGGGATGCTGTTGTTAAGAAGCTAAAGCAAAGTCTTGATTATTGGCAAAATTATGAAGAATACGAAGAAAAATGGAGAAAAATATTAAGGAGATGAAAAATGAGTAATGAAGTTGTATTAAAAGAAGAAAATAAATTAGAAATAAATTTTAATCCTTATGAGTTGGCTTTGGTAAAAGGTGATTTATCAAAACTGAGCGACGTAGAACGAGCAAGCTATGTTAAAAATCTTTGTGAAAGTTTGGGTTTAAATATGCTTACTAAACCTTTTGAATACATAGTATTAAATGGCAAACTTACTTTATACGCAAATAAATCAGCAACAGATCAGCTAAGGCAAATAAGAAAAGTAAGTATTACAAAAACAGAAGTGGCACAAGTTGGCGATATTTATATGGTTACAGCCTACGCAGCAACACCAGATGGAAGAACGGATTGCGATACAGGTGCTTTAAATATTAAAAATTTAGGTGGCGATAATTTAGCAAATGCAATAATGAAAGCTATCACAAAAGCAAAAAGGCGTGTAACCTTAAGTATTTGCGGACTTGGAATGCTTGATGAGAGTGAATTAGAAACAATAAAGGAAAAGCGATTTTTAAATCCAAATGAAGATTTAAAAGTTTGGGGTAGTGATGAAAAAGCTATAGAAAATAAAGCAAAAGAGATAAAAGCTTTAGGTGCTGAACTTAGAAAATTTATGAGTGATAATGGTTTAAACACTGGGGAGCAAAACAATTTTATAAAAAAACATTCTTTATTTACAAGTGAAAAAATACGAGAAGTTCTAAGTAATAAAGATGAATTTTTAACACAATTAAAAGGAGAATTATAATGTTACCAGCATTTAAGGCAAGTTTTGAAGTGGCAAATTATTCGCCAAGCGTAGAGTATTTAAGTGAAGGTGGGCTTTATAGCGGAGTTTTCCGCAAAGCCTTTTTATATGATAAATTGGCAAGCGATGGAAGCAATAATACTTTTATTTGTTTTGAATTTTTAACCAGAAAAGAGCAAAAACTAGCTATTTTTAATCTTTTTGTAGCTAAAAATAACGATTTTAGCTATATCAATAAAAATGGAGAAAAAGAAAATTATTTAGGATTTAGACAATTAAATGCCATTATGAAATTCTTTGGAATTGATGAACTTGATTTTAGTGAAAAGGGAAATGAGAATGTTTTTGGGGTGCAGACTGAAGTTATTTATCTAAATTCTTTAGTTAATAAACTTTTAGTTTTAGGTTTTGGAACAGAAGAATATTTAAGTAAAAATGGAGAACTTGCTAACAAAATCTTTCTTGATAGAATTTTTAATGAAAAAATGCAAAGCATGGATGAGTTTCAAAATAATAAAGAGCCTTTATCTATAAAATCTTTTAAAGCAAGGCATAAATCTTTAAACAACGACAATAATAAATCATTTATTCCAAATCAAAATCAAAGCTATAATCCTTATGGTAATGAAGTCAAAAATTCAAGCAATGATAAATATGTAGAAATAGGAGAGGATGATGAAAGTTTGCCGTTCTAATTATCTTGAAATTGTAAAAATCGTTCCATTTAGCGAGAGGAGAAGTTGCTTTTGTCATTTTTTAAGAAGCAATGGGATTGCAATTGAAAAAATAAATTATAAAAATCACATAAGTAAAAAAGAACTCAGAAAGGCTTACAAAATTTACAAAAGTAAGCCAAGCGGAAGAAATTACTTTCATGAAAAAAAGCTTATTGTGAAAGCTTTTGAAGATGTTGAAAAATTTTTAAGGAATAAAAATGAAACTAAAAGACTTTGATTTTAGAATTTGGGATAATACTGAAAAGAGATATCTTAATGAAATAGAACTTCATAAATATGACAAATCTCCTGTAGAAGCAGGAACCACATTTACTGAAACTGACAGAATTAATGAAGTAGAGTTTGTAAAGAATAAGAATGATTTAGAGATAGAGTTATTTACAGGCTACTATGATTACAAAGGTAATAAAATCTATATAGGAGATATTATAGAATGCTTAGTATTTACTAATGAAAAAAATTCAGAAATATTTTATGAAATTATTTGTTTTGATATGGAGTTGGGATTGTGTTCTAAATTATCTAATGGAGATGGTGGGTACTTATTTGACCTTCGTAGACATAAAAATAATAAAACAATTGAAGATGTATATGTCGTAGGCAATATACACGAAAATAAAGAATTATTGAAAGGATGAAGATGAAAATAATTAAATATGGAAATGATGAAGGAATTGTGTTCAACAATGGCAACTCATTGTGGGACACTTATAGTCAAAGTTGTTGTGAATACAATTACGCAGAGTGGGATCAATTAGAACCATCAGCGTTAAATTATGACTTTGATGAAGAAAGTTTTCAACTGATGCCAAATGATTATGGTTTCAGATTTGGAGATAAAAACAGAACATTCTTTATTCCTTGTTACTCGGAACAAAATGGAGAGTATAGTTATAGGATAACAATAATATATGAAGACAAATCTGGGAAAACTTTAAAAGAAATAAACACTGAATGCGAGAGAGCTGAGGAGTAAAAATGAAACCAAAATTATATAACGACCATTTTCAAAATTTTAAAAGATATAATATACCAAAAGCACAGCTTGTAATAGCTGATATTCCTTATAATTTAGGCAACAATGCTTATGCTTCATCTCCTGAATGGTATATAAATGGGGATAATAAAAATGGAGAAAGCAAAAAAGCAAACAAGGCGTTTTTTGATACAGATAATGATTTTAGAGTTAGCGAATTTATGCACTTTTGCTCAAAAATGCTTATAAAAGAACCTAAAGAATGCGGTAAAAGTCCTTGCATGATTGTTTTTTGCTCTTTTGAACAACAAACAATGTTAATTGAAGTAGCTAAAAAATATGGCTTTAATCATTATATAAATTTGGTTTTTAGAAAACAAAGCTCATCTCAAGTTTTAAAAGCAAATATGAAAATAGTTGGAAATTGTGAATATGCTTTAATCTTATATCGTGAAAAACTTCCAAAATTTAACAATGATGGCAAGATGATTTATAACTGCATGGATTGGCAAAAAGATGAAGGTATTCCTAAAGTACATCCCACACAAAAGCCTGTTAAATTACTAGAAAGATTAATCACTATTTTTACAGATGCAGGTGATGTTGTTATAGATCCATGTGCTGGAAGTGGTAGCACTCTTTTAGCAGCTACAAATTTAAACCGCAAAGCTTATGGCTTTGAGATTAAAAAAGACTTTTTTAAAAGTGCTAATGAAATTATGTTTAAACA